GACTGGTTGCGCGACACCGCGCTTCGGTCTTGCTCTACTGGCGCTCGTGGCCTGTGGATTGACATGATTTGTTACATGCACGAAGGCAACCCCTATGGTTACTTGAAGGTTGGTGACAAGGTTATCCTTCCACCCAACCTTGCTCGCATGTGTGGGTTAACCACGCAAGAGGTCGAAGGTTGGCTCGAAGAACTCGAAGAGGCTGGAGTCTATGAGGTCGATGAAGAGGGCGCAATCTTTTCTCGCCGCATGATTCGAGACGAGAACCTAAGAGCAGTGCGGGCTGCGGGCGGCAAGCTAGGTGGCAACCCCAACTTGAAGGATAACCACAAGGTTAACCTCAAGGATAAGCCCAAGGTTCAAAAGAAGGATAAGCAAAAACCAACCCCTTCATCTTCATCTTCATCTTCATCTTCTAACCCCCCTAACCCCCCAGAGGGGGATGGTGTCGAACAGATTGATGTTGCGTTTGATGACATGCACGGATGCGCTGAGTTCTGGAAGACTTGGCCTTCTGGCCCTCGCAAGGCGGGGATGATTGCCATACAGAAAAAATGGGTGACTCGTGAGTTGGCGAAAGAGGCTGACGAAATCCTTGCCCACTTGCGATTTATGAAAGAGACGGATGACTGGAAGCGAGGTTTTGAGCCAGCACCCATGACCTACATCAATCAGCAACGCTGGAAAGATGGCATCCCCAAGACAGGGGAAGACGACACATTTGCGGGGGTGATGTGATGTCAAAAGTAATGTTGCCAACAGCCCGTGAGATTTGGAACATGCGTCTGTCCGGCAAGAAGCCAAGCACTGTGGTGTTTGTCAGTCTTGTTGGCGAGTTGAATGTTGGGCCATGCGTTGCTATCCCTCCAGATGTCAAGCCAGAAAGCTGTGAGTGGCGTTGGGTCGTAGACCTGAGCACCACCCTTGTGTTTGACGAGACGGTCAACAAGGCCCGTATGTGGGCTACCTGCCAGTCTATCCTTCGCAACGCACCGAATGGTGGCTATGCCCCGTTCAGCAAGCACCTTGGGTACTTGTGGATGTGGAACACCACCAGCAAGATTGCCAGCCAGTTGAACTGGTGGCGCGGCATTGAACCAATTCCCGAGTGGGACATTGACGGCATCCCCGAAGAGTTCAGCGCTCACCCTGTGAGTCGTTGGGACATCAAGACATTTGAAGGTGTAGCACCGCTATGAGTTTCCAAGACCTAACAATTTCAGACGACACCATCAACTTCGAAGAGCTGGCCAGCGAGCCAATAGATGTTGAACGCTTGGTATCGCCAGATGGATTTCGCCAAGACACCATCGACTACCTCATGGGTACTGGCCAAACCTACGGCGCGACATTGCCTTGGGGTGAGACGCATGACAACATCCGATTCCGTCCGGGAGAGGTGAGTCTGTGGATGGGTATGAACGGACACGGCAAGAGTCTGTTGACCAGCCAAGTGTTTCTCGACTTTATCCATCAAGGCCAGAAGGTTTGCATTGCCTCGTTCGAGATGAAGCCCAAGGCAACACTCGCTCGCATGGCGCGTCAAGCTGCAATGGCAAGCTCTCCAACAGAAGCATTCATTCACGGCTTCATTGACCACGCGATTGGCAAGCTGTACCTGTACGACAAGCAAGGCAACGTCGATGCACAGAACTTGCTCGGCATCATTCGCTACGCAGTTCGCAAGCATGGCATTCAGCAGTTCGTGATTGACTCGTTGATGAAGTGCGTGAAGGGCGAGGACGACTACAACGGACAGAAGGATTTCGTGAACAGTCTGTGTACGCTGGCGCAAGACGAGAACATTCACATCCACCTCGTGCATCACAGCCGCAAGCTGCAAGACGAGAGCCAGTTGCCCGGCAAGATGGACGCGAAGGGTAGTGGCGCAATCGTTGACCAAGTTGACCAGTCATTTGTTGTCTGGCGCAACAAGAAAAAGGAAGAGGCTGTTCGCGCTGGCAACAAGGACTACGACATGACGAAGCCAGACGCAATCCTTCGATGCGACAAGAACAGACACGGCGAATGGGAAGGTTCGATTGGTTTGTACTTCTCACAAGGGCCACTGCATTACGCACGTCACCAAGGCAGGACTAGCAACGGCTATGACTACCGACCATTCATCAAGAGCGAACGCGAGGTAGCAATATGAAAGCGACAAACACACAAATGATGGACAGTTTGCAACGTGCGCTACACAGCCAAGGCATCACGATGGTCTATCAAACAGACCATCTGACGTACATGACGCATGTTCGTTTGCAGATGGGGGAGAAATCCATCTACAACACGTTCAGCGATTACGAAGACATTGACATGCGAATCAAGGCGATGGTCAGTGAGTTGAAGGACGACAACAGAAGCGAACTCGACGCACTAAAGATGGAGCTTGAGAAGTACAAGGCAGCAGTCAAGCAGTTGTCGTTTGACCTTGAGATGAAGAGCACAACACCGCGCGCTGTTGCAACAGAGGCTGATGTGCGTAAGAAGACTCTTGAGATGGCAGCAGATTTTTTGATGGACTACGGAATCGTCAAGACGGGCGGAGAGTTGGAGTCTGTTTGCGAACAGATGAAGAAGTTGCATCCATCAAAGGCGGCAACGATGAGCGCCGCACAAGCAAGGATGGCGGCAGGTTGGAGTAATCCCGCATGACACCCGCCGAATACCGCAAGCAACAGTTCGAGGAAGAGAAGCGCAAGAACAGAGAGAAGGCCCCAAACCTTGCGGCTCTTGTCGATGAGTTGCGTGAACAGTTCCCCGGAATGAAATTGATTTATGGGAAGGACTTGGTGACAGGTGCTGAGGTTGGCAAGAAGGAAGAGCCAGACCCAAGCAAGGTGTTCACCATACCACCCGACTACTACCCATCCAGACCCGTGAGCAAGAAGACAAAGAAGGAGACAGCATGAGTGAGAAAACAGAAGCGAGACTAGCGGAGTTGCGCCAGATGTCGGAAGAGTTTGCAACCGCATACTCGGAGCGCATCTACCTTGAAGAGTTCCGCAAATCTAAATTGGCTCTGTTGATGCGTAAGGCAGAGATGGACGGACACAAAACAACAGCAGCACAGGAGCGTGAGGCGCGAGCACACGAAGAGTTCCTTGACCTGTTGATTGATTTGAAGACGGCAATCGAGAAGAGCGAGAAGCTGCGCTGGCATTTGGAAGTTGCCAAGATGGGCATCGCAGTCTGGCAAACAGAGAATGCAAACCAACGCGCAGAGCGGAGGGCATACGGTGCATAAGCAAACTATGACACGAGCACAGTTCATTGAACAGTTGGCTGAGACTGGTGCAAACCACAACACCATACAGGCGCTGTTCAATGCCTACACCGCTGGCGCTGAACACGAACGTGAACAGTGCAGTGCAATCTGCGAAGAGCTGAGGGACGAAGCATCTGTTGCAGACCACGGAAGACGCGAAGGCTTGTTCTTTGCGATGCGAAAAATTCAATCACGACAAACCAAGTAAGGAGTACACGATGAAATTGACCAAGCAACAAGAGGCCATCCTCGCTCACCCACTAACGCCAGTTCTGTTGGCGGCTGTTGAGCAAGCAATGTTCGGGAAGGGTGAGCGTCACGGCGGCAACGCAATGCCATTCCTTGAGCAGCCTTGGGTTCACTACGGAAAGATGCACGGGCGCGGGTTCCTCACAGGACAGGCAGCCAAGAAGCTGGAAGAGGCAGCCAGCACACGCGAAGGTCAGGCATTCGAGACAGAGGTGTTTGGCGCAATCGTTTACTTGGGCATGTCTGTTCTGAAAGAGCGCGGCATTGTCTAAGCTCATCCCCTCGTACATGACGTTCCGCGACGCACTCGTTCGCGGCTATGTGCCACGCATGGAGAGTCGCAAGTACATGGACTGGGTGAAGTCACTCAAGTGCGTGAGTTGCGGTGCTCCGGCTGATGACCCACATCATCCGCATGGGGTTGGGTACAAGGGGATGGGTAGCAAGGTTCCTGATTGGTGGGTGATACCTATCTGTCGCCTTCACCATGACGAACTGCATCACGACGTTCGAGCATGGGAAGAGAAGTATGGTTCACAGTTTGAGTTCGCTGCACTGACTCTGTTGCAAGCGTTGCATGAAGAGAGGTTGAAGTTTGATTGAGTTGTCCTTATCCCTTTCGCCGCGCAAGTGCAAGCACATAGGGTGCAACGGCACTGCAACAATGTTTGGCGTGTGCAAGAAGCACGAACCAAGAGACATCGTTCGCCACTTCGTGAACGCTGTCAACAAGGGTGTCACGCACCCAACGCCACCATCATGCTTTGACACGGTGTCAGCATGGCGGCAGTACGTTGTCGCGACAACCATTGCTGTGGTCAACAGCTCCAACACGAGAGCGATTGATTACTGCAAGGACTGCACACCCAAGTTCAAACAGGAAATGATGAGCAAGGGGATGTGCTCACACGCAGAGACTGTGTTCATCCGCTCGGACAATCACTCTGGTGATTTAATTGGGGTGTCAATCACAGGCGAGGGGAAGACGGGCGCGTGGGAGAAGGCTGTGATGGGAATGTCCGGGCCGATAGTTGCGCTGCCCCCGGCATCTGTTATCGAGCAACAGCTCACCGCCATTAACACACCCAAGAAGCGTGGGCCAAAGCCAAAGGCTAAGCCATGATTAAGATGCTGTTCCCATACCCGCCAAGCACGAACCGATACTGGCGGATGTTCCGCAACAGAATGGTCAGAAGCAAAGCGGCTGTTGACTACAAGGACGAGGTGTCGCAGATTGCAAGCGAGGCGATTGCCGATGAGTTCAAGGGGTGCGTCAAGGTAGACATACACTTCCACCCCGACAGACCAAAGGACTGGGAGAAGCGAGCCAAGAAAGACCCGAAGTGGGGGCTTGGCGTGAGGCGCGTGGACTTAGACAACGCACTCAAGGTTGCACTCGATGCGATGCAGGGTGCGGCCTATGAAGATGACAGACAAATCACAGACATTAGGATTCGATTGCGCCAGCCCATTGAGGGTGGCGGCATGACAGTTACGGTTTCAACAGATGAATTTTGGGAGTCGCCATGACGATTGTTGTTTGGGATGGGAGTGTGTTGGCAGCGGACAAGCAAGCCACGACCAATGACTTGGTGCGGAAGGTCACAAAGATTCGCCGCATTCGAGGGAACTTGGTCGCCGTGAGCGGGGACTGGGACAGAGGACAGGAAGTGTTTGACTGGTACGAGAAGGGCGCTGAGCCTGAGAAGATGCCAGCGTTTCAGAAGACAGATGATTTTGTTGGGATGCTCGTCATCACACCAGACAAGCGCATCCTCAAGTACGAGCGCAGCCATGTGCCGATGGACTTCTCCGAAGAGGATTGGTTTTGCATGGGGTCGGGTAGGGACTATGCCTATGGTGCGCTATACATGGGCGCGACTGCACCTATTGCAGTGATGGCTGCGTCTGCATTCTCTCCGAGCTGCGGTCATGGCGTAGACATACTCACGCTGGAAGAGGTGAGCAAATGAAGTTCAACAGCGTAGAGCAAGCGCTCAAGTTTGCAGCCAACATCAGCGAGAGGTCGGAGTACACCAAGTCAGACCCATTGAAGATTCGTGGGACGAGCAACACGGAGCTGTCGCCGATGGACTTGCACGCACAGGCCGCGATGATTCAAAGTGCGGTGAACAGATTGCATCAGGTCGAACGTGACTCTGTGCTGGCGCAGTATGGGAGGGGGAAGGAAAGGTCGGATGCGATTCGGAGCTTAGCCGAATACCTCATGCCGCATGTGTCAGGCATGATTCCTAGCAAGCACGAGCTGATGATTGTGCTGTGCCACTGGGCAACAAAGCGTCCCGCCATCCGCGCTATTGCGGATGACAGGAACGTGAGTTACCGGAAGGTCTGTTCATGGAGGTCGGCAGTCCTTCGCGCATGGATGCCGGTTCAGGTCAGAGCAATCGGCAGGTTGCATGAACAGATGTTTGCCGAGGGTGGCTTTGAGTTAGCCGAATAAAGACTGAGCGCAGCCGTCAGGGAATCGAGCACCAGTCTGCATGATGAGCCGCTCATCATCCTCCTTGTGCTTACCCGTGGCGGCTCCGATGTAGTGCTCAATAGCGCCATAGTCTGTTACAACCTTGACGATACCAATGACGGGTTGCCCCATTGGGCTGAACCAGTAGCTGTTGAGGACTTTCATTTGCTCACCCCTTTGATTGCTTCATTAACCTGCCCAGCTCCAAGCTGTGCCATGCCAATGGAAATGGCAAGTCTGCGCTTGATTGCGCCACACTTCTCGCACTCACACACTTGATGGATAGAGCCACCGTATGACTCGATGCCCTTGCTCCATCGTCCCCACTTGTGCCAACAGAACTTAATCATTTCTTTTTCTCCCTCTCTGGAAATTTGCTGATGGTGTTGGATGTTGGTTGGTCAAGGGATGGTTCACGCTCCCTCGCCTTCGAGCCGTAGAGTTGCCCGTTCTCTTTGGCCTTCTGTTCTTTGATGATTTTCTGCGTCAGCTCCGGCATGTATGTCTTCACATAGTCAGGATGAAATGCGTTAATGATGGTCAAGCCAACACCTCCTGTTTGCTCTCTAAGTATGCGACCTGCGCTTTGAGGTCATCGACTTGAGACTCAAGAGCCTCAATCTGTTTCTCTGCCTGTCTTCGCATGTCCTCGTTCGTGCTGCGGGTGTCTTCGAATACATCTTCCAGTGCCTTGTATAGCGTGTCTGTTTCTCTGTTGATGTACTCTAATTTGCTGCACCCAGTAAAGAGTGGGCACGCCTCGTCGAGCATGTTGTCTAGGTGGCTTTTGATTTCATCCTTTGCCTTGTCGATAGCAGCATCAATCTTGGGACAGGTATAGCTGTAATCAAATCCGCTCATGCCACTGCTCCCTTGTGACCCTTCGGGTAGTGAAGCTCATTGCTAATGCGTGACGGCAGAATGAATGCGTCATACGCACCTTGTCGCAAGCATGTCATGCCAAGTTCTTTCGGCACATAGTCTTCGCGTTGATAGAGTTCAGCCATCTTGTCTGACTTGCTGCGCTTCTTGACGAGCGAAGTCTCAGGCACAGAACCCAAGAGCACACTCACATGCAAGCCTTGGTTGGTGATTGCCCACTGGTCTGTTCCTGTTGAGGTGATGAGCTTTGCTCGCTTCATGTCATTGAGAATCTCTCGAACCCTTTCCATACGGATGGTCGCACCAGTGTCTCGGCGGAGGTG